GGGAAAACAACCTTACAAATCACTTGAGTTTACCTTTAGTGTTTTTTGTCGACAAACATCATTTTTTCTCTTATGAACACTGTTGCATTATCTATGGTTTTCATTAAAGTATTGAATTCACCTTCTACATGCTCTGGTGTGGTGTTGTACATTATTGCTGTGGCGTTTATTAAACTATCCCACTCATACCATCTCGTTAATTTTATTGGATAATTTTTCTCTTTAACTATTCTTTCTGTCTCGCTGTTGGAACCTACGCTACACAGATAGCTCATTGCTCTCATGTGTATATTGTCTTCATTTGTGTTGCCGCTGCCATTTAAGCATTCAAATCTTCTTCTCAATCTAATAATATCTGGTCCAAATTCAAATCTTCCTAATCGATTTTTATATAGTACCATTCGCAAAAAGTTTCCTGCATCTTTTCTCACTGTTGGCTTTGATATCATGTTGTAATGTGTTGCGCTTCTTAATTTTACTTGTGCTTCAGTGATTTTTCCTTTCACTATTGCAATAAAATCATCACCCAATGTACATTGTAATAACAGGTTTTTTCCTAATGTTGTTGCTAGGTTTCTATGTACATGTAGGTTCGTGCATTCATTGCCTAAAGCAGTGGTGGCCTGTCCAGTCTGGCGTCCTGCATCTCCTTTGAATCTTATGCTTGCTCCTTTCGCCGACCACTTGTGATGTACCACTTTCCATATGTCTATAATTATGGGATCACCGCCTAAAATTTTGTATGTTTCCATCTCTGTTTCAATCATTATTTTGTCTGTTTGTCTGTCTTGTCTTTCCAAATCATCCTCTATCACACATACATCTCCTGTTGCATCAATATTGTTTGCTAATGCTGATAATTGTTGTGGTGTTAAACCATCTGTATAAAGATTGTTTGGTTTTAGACATTTTTTTAAATTTTCCTTTAATTGTTTAAAAAATGCTGCAAATATTGCTGTGATTCCCTTCGTTTGCCAAACAATTAACCTTACTTTTTGGTCTACTATTACCTCTGGCATTCTAACTCCTGCTTCAAAATCTGGACTTAAAGCTTTAACAATCACGTCTTTCATTCTGCTTTCCAATTTTCCATGCACTTTTACTTTGTCCATACCGTGAATGTCTAAACCTTCACTGAGTAATTGGTCTATCTCTCTCACTATAGCGCTGCTGTCTGGCCTGTCTTTCAGCCATTCTACCACTTTTTCTTTGCTCCAACTCACCAATTCCAATGATCGAGTTGAGCCGGGTATTAACAGTTGATCTCTAAACAATTTTGCATCTTCGATGGGGTTTCTATTAACTTTCCTCACTGTTAATATGCTGCCAAACAGTGCTGATGCTGCTTGTACTGTTGCACCACTTCTCTGAGTGTAGTTTGGCTGACTGTGAGTTGGATATTCAACCATAGCTCCTTTGCTAATATTCATCAATCCATCTATATTTTCCATGTATTGTAAACCCATGTTATTGCGTGGTAATTCCATTGAGGTGGGGATCATTGCCGTTTGATCATCCCAAAAATTCATCACTGCTGGTTCTGTTATTTCTTTAATGTTATCAAATGTTATAATGGCGTCATCATTTCCGTATCCTGTGAACCACGTGTAACTTGGCTCTATGTCACTTTCGTTAAAATGCGTTTGATTGTCTTGCCAACAAACATTACCAGTTTGATTTAGACAATTTAATGATTCTAATAATTTGTCAGTTTCAATGGTTATTTTGTCGGTTTTTGTTTGTTCTTGTGCTGTGTCTATTTGTGTAGTTCTCAAGTCTTCTATATTGATTAAACCTTCATCTTGCTTTAAGTCGTACACTGGTCGTGTTAACTGTTTGTCTAATTTAATTTTGTTGGCAGTGACTGATCCAGTCGTTGTTTCCCAAATATCATCTTTTGTTTTTATTTTGAATTCTACCTTGGGGTGTACTTGTGTTTCCCAACTCCCAGGCATTGTGCTTGTAACGGTTTCATTTTCTTCGAGTGTTGGTCCAAACGCCATGGCTTCCCAATGCCAGACCACGAGAGCCTTACTATCATATAGCTTGTTTCTAATGATTCTGTCTCCACCAATTGCACTATCATATTCAGACAAGCCTAAGTAATAAAATTGGTCATCATGAATGCTGTTAAATGGTATCATGACGTCAGGATAGAATCCGGTTACTAATCCTCTTAATGAGCTTCCAGGTATACCGTCTCCTGAGTTCAGTACTTGTTCCATTTCTGTTTTTGTAACTCTGTCTACGGTTAAACCAACAAACTCGTACATTCTTACAAACAAATCCACTTCTGGACTCTTGTATCTGAGTCTGTTCCCTGCTTTCTCCCAATTAGCTCTGTCCCAGCTTTTGACAACTCTGATATTGTCATAATCTTCTTTCTCGTGTCTTACCAAACTGCGCAATTTTTCATTTGTTTCTTCTGTTTCTGCTGCATAACATAATTGGGGCTTGCCTTCAAACACTCCTAATCGTATTGGTCCACTGCATTTTAGTGTTTGTTTTTCTTCAGTTGTCCAGTTGTGCCAAAAGTCCATTGGTCCAGATTTTATTTCATCTTGGCACATTATTAGGTTTCTGACGTCGGTTGCTTGCAATATCGTATGTTGCGGATTGTTGTGATGATCGTAACCATCATACATTGGTAACATGAGAATCTTGGCATTTTGTTTAACAGGTGTGCTTGCTGCCCAATCGCATCTTGCCCCGAAGTTCTTGCTATCTAAGTTTAACCATCCGATTTGACTAGTTTCCAAGTCTATGCGTTTCATTGGTTTTTGATTTGGCTCTATTGAACAACCCATTTTTATTGCATATGCGTGAATTGTGCTTTCTATTAGTACTGCTGTTGTTGGATTCTCGTCCTTATTACTGAGGTTTCGTACTATTCTTGGCACAAACTCTTTATCTTTATTTGACGAATGCATTAATAATAGTTGGCCAACTTTACTGTCCACGACTTTGTATCTGTTCCCTTCAAATAGTACTATTCTTGATCTTTGCAAACTCAATATGGGATCTTTTACATGCTTTATAGTGTGTGCCCAGTTGTTATTGTGTAATCTGAACCATGCGTTGCTCAAATACGTTGACTCATCCTTAACACTTAAATCACTTTCTAGTCTCTTCTCCAATTCATTGGCTTCTGTATGACTGTACGTCAAAGTTCCTCCTTGATATGCGCTCTTTTCTGTTTTTCCTAATTTTATGTGACTGATCGCTTTTGCTTCCGTCATGCTTTCCCATTTAATTAGTTTGTCTAATGCTTCTGCATCACCTTTTACTACGTGTACATGTTGTTCCATCAGATTGCCACTTTCTTTTATTATTATGATGTGTTCTTTCTTTCCCGTAGTTATTTTGTATAGTGAACCGTCACGACATATTACTATACTTGGTATTTTTAATAGGCTTAACCATGTTACAATCATATCCATATTTGTCCATTTTTCTGGTTGCACTGATGCTTTGATAGCTTGCACATTCACGTTTTTCCCTCTTGCTTGTTCTTCTGTTACTGCTAGTGCGTATTCAATTGTGTTCCAAGCGCACCAACCTCTAGTTTGAGAGTCAAACACTACATAGTTTTCTTTCCATAGTCCTGCTAATGGCATAATCAATTTATGTTTATATACAATTATTGTCTCATGTTTATTTTTAGGTCTATACCATTGACTTGGGAATTCTATTGTGGTTCTATCTTTTTGTTGTTCTATCCATGTCTTGATGTCTTGTCTTGTGTTAAATTTCTCAATTCTGGTTTGTAAGTTAATGCTGGGATCGATGAATTGTACCAATTCGGCTGTTGCTCCATAATCGTCAAATGCTGTTTCTACCCAATTCTTTTTGAAAGGTTCTTGAAAATACTCTTCTTTGTTTGTGACGTCGATTAACTCAACTTCTTTAAAATGTGCCCATTCTATGTTGCTGTAAATTTTATGTGATGATGCTACATAATAACATTTTGTCAACTCGAACCAGTCAACATTGCTTTCATCAATTCCATAGATTTTCCAGTATGCCATATTTGCTTCTAAATATTTCAATTTGGAATCTATGCTCAGCGTTTTGTTCAATACCATTGTGTCTAGTATCGGAGCGAAAGTTTGGGTTGGTGTATATACGTGGTTGTTTTTATGTATTTCTTTGTTGTCAAATTCAAGTTTTTGAATATTTTCTGCCCACAATATGTGTAACATGGGTCTTGCTCCTCGAATATAGACTCTCTTATAGTCTTTTAACAAAATTGGTATGATCATTCTGGCGCTAGCGTAAAATCTCAACGCATTGCTCTTGAATTCTATAGTCTCAAATCCCAACTTTTGAACTTTTGGAACATTGTTTGTTAAGGCCAAATGCCTGCCTGGCATGTCCACTGGCTTTCTACAAATATCATTTCCGTCCATGGCATAAATATGCCATATATCTGTTGGTTTCGGTTGTAATGTGTGTAATTGTTCTGCTATATTGCCTAACACTTGCAGCTCTGTAGTTGTTAACTTTCTTCTTGACAAATACCGGTTATCTATTAAATGTAAATTACTATATTCTAACAGGTTCCTACCTGGCGCCAATTTGTTGTCTAACAAAAGATTGTTCCATATTGGTTGAGTTTTCCCTGTTTGACTTTCATTTTTCAACAACAATTCTAAAGAGAGGTGCTCTAATGATTTTGCGGGTTCGAGAAAGTTCAGCAACTCAGTTTCGTGGGTTAAATTGTTTGTCGTTTTTATTTTCTCGGATTTTCCTTCAAAAAACCAATTTAGTGTATCAAAAGAAAATTTTGGCATGATACGATTCAACCTGTTGGTTTCTTGCGTCACTAATTCGAGAACAGACATGAATTTAGAGTTGCTTTGATTAAAACTTATTGTTGCTGTCTTGATGAGTCTGTTTAGTTCATCGATGTCCAAGTTTATTGTCACTGATTTCTCAGTATTTTCATGATTGTAAGTTGTTTTGTACTTTGGAATCGCTTTGAAATGCCATCTGACTTGGTTGTTGGCATTTATGTTTGCTATTTCTACGAATTTGTCTACATATTCTAGTTGAAGCACTGGATCATTGCCTGCTTCGTTTACATTGTTTAATCGTTTTACCAACAGTTGTTGTTTGAATTGTCTTGGTTTGTAAGTGACTTTTTCGCTTATTACAGTTGTGGTGTCGTTGGGATTGTTCACTATTTCGTAACCACCACCATCAATTTCTTTTTCTTCTACTGTGTCTGGTCCTGTGCCACATATTAAACACTCTCTTGCAGCTCGCCTAGCCACGGGCCAAGGAGTTTGATATGTGTGCTTGCACTCGTTGAACATTATTTTGACAAATTCAAATGATAGTCCAGTAAACTCACTCACTTGTTTTGCAATGTGCATGCTGTCTCGATGTTCTATCACTTTACCACCACTTTGCTTGCATATTTGTCTCCAAAATTCTTTTGCTGTGTCGCCATATTTCCATTTTTCTTCATCAGATATCAATTCTGAATTTTCATATTGTGCTATCTCTTTCTTTCCTGCTTTCCAATTGAATGCCAAATTGTCAAAATTGTTGATAGGTGGTATTGTCACAAGGTAAGGACTTTTCACCGTACTTTTTGAATCTCTTGTGTCATGAGGAAAATTCGATTCGTCGGTTATAGTTTTGAACCAAAGTTTTATAGCTCCTTTCCCGCCATTGTAGCAACTACTTAAACAGGGTCTGGATTTGTCGGTCCAATATACCATGTTGTGACATCTCCTGGTTAGTGTTATGTTTAATGGTTCAGGGAACAATGGAACGTTGCCTCTACTAATAATTTCTTGCAATCTCGCGTTCAAGGACTCTACATCCATGTCAACATTTAAACCATGCTCTTGTGTAAACATTTTGTTTTCTAACAATTTGTCCAACCATTTTGAACTAGGTTTAGTTTGAGGTGCACTATTGGACAATTCTGCTACTCGTTGGTTTTTAAAGTTCAAAAGTATTATTTTGTTTGCGCCTGTTACGCGTTGTGTTAGTTGCGCAAATCTTGATAACATTTTGTTTAAATCCGATTCTGTGTTGGTTTGTGGCCTGATTATTATTTCACACGCTTTACAAAGACTAATTACTGATGCTGTTTCGATGTTCAACTTCGATATTGTTATTCTGCAATTATGAATTTTTGCATACTCTAATCTCTCATTTCTGATTTTTGCAAATTCTTGTGGCAACTCAATTATCGTTTTTTTCACTATTCTTTTTGATTTGGTTAATACGATTGGCGCGTCACAACCTTGATTCTGATTGTCAATTCCTGCAGTTATAAAATTTTTGTTTTGTATAGTCTCCCATGTGTTGAACGATATTTTCAGTTTTTTCTTGCCATGATTGCATTTGTCTGTTTGCGCCACTAAACAATTGTTGAGACTGTATGCATCGTTAGTGGGTTGTATACCATACGTGTTCCACAACAACAACCATTTTGTTTTATTGCACGTTACACACGTGCTGTCCATAACTATACTTGTTGATTGGTTGTTTGATCTCACCAATTCCAACCATTGTCTCTGGTATCTGTTATTTATTTGTTGTTTGGTTGCGGACATATGAACATTTCCCTTTACCCATTCAAATCTTGTTTTGGATATTTCTATCTCACATTTGAACAAAATGTTTAAAAATTCATGCAAGTACTCTTTAATGCCCATTTGTTTACACCAAGTTTCAGCTATGTCCATGTAATTTTTAACCATGCTTGGAACGTAATCTGTCCACGTTCCCACAAGGTCTTGCACTATTTGCAATACCACGTGATGGAGTTGCGTTGTAGTTAAATCTTGCAAGTTTAACCATCCAAGTTTCCACTGATTTGCTTTGTGTATCGTCCATGCTAACCTAGCTGTTATTATTCCTTCTGCTGCGGTCACGTTGTATTTTGCTGCTACTGTGTATGTACTAAAATGTGCTGTGTTCAGCATTGTTCTTAGTTGTACTAAAAGATCATCCCATGTTGTATCGGGCCTTATTAGGCGTCGCATTAGGTTATCTAACAAATGTGCGTTATAACTGTGTGGTTTGTTTTCAAACAACAAGCCTTTTGAAAATGCTGTTTCTGGGTCGATTATGACTGTTGGTGTGTCTACTATTATTGTGGCTTCCGTTCTAAAAATGCTCAAACTATAGTCTGGATTTGTTGATAGTTCATACAGCTTCATTTCTCCAATGATGCTTGTAACGTGCCACTTTAATCTCGTTCCTTTAATATATTTGCCAAACAACAAGCTTGCTTCATTGTTATCGCTTATTAACCAAACCCTGTCTGTGTGTTTAGAACTGAAATATGATTGTTGTTTTGTTTCTGAAATGTTCACAGGACTCCACGCCCTCACTTTTCCTGGTGTTTTGTCAAAAATTGTTTGGATGGTGTTTGAATCTGTGCTGAAAATATCTGGACCAAAGCCTCTGTGTTGTGCATTTTTCCTCTCTGTTGTCCAGATGCTACCATTTTTCATTTCATTGATCAAATCCTGGTAATCTGCGTGTTGACCATCAATTCTTTTTGCATGCATCCGTAACATTTCATTGTACATTGGCATGTCCAAACTATGATATGTTATGCTATTCGTCCTATTTGTATATGGTCGTACTGTTGACATTTTTGTCCCTGTTGACCATGCAGAGTATACAGTGTCATTTTCATGGTGCCAAGTTCCAGCATCCGACTCCGCAATTTTGACGAAAATACAATCCATGCCTGCAGTGTATGCGTCATTGAGGGTCTCCAGTGTTCTTCTTGAAATCCATTTTTCTTTCATGCCACTTGCGGTCATTGTTTGATATGCATTTTCCGGTAAGTACAACAATTGCGGTTCGTGTCTTAACTTGATTATTTTGGACTTTAACGTCCTATCTAAAATGTTTGTGTAAGTTGTTGTGTTGTTAGTCTTGTGCCAAGCAATTGATTCTGCCATTCCTGGCAAAATTTGAATTTCTTTTGCACCCACCTTATACATGTGCACTTTACTAATTAATTTTGCCGTGTTGTAGGCTTTGTATTTGATGTTTAATAAGTGAAAGTATTCCAATATTGCTTTTTCTGCGCTTTCGAATGTTTTAACTTTTCTTTTGAAGGTACCTGTGTCTCTGTCCATACTCAGACTACTAAGTTGTCTTTTCTTTATTTTTAGAGTTGTCCACCATGTTGATGTGTTCCAAAAAGGTAATATTTCAGCTCGTTCAAAATCGTGTGGTTGAATGTCTACCCCGATGTCTTCTTTCACCAACTCTGCTACATGCACGTTTTTGTCTCCGGGTGTTCTCATAGCTTTTCTGAAGCTATACAAGTTTGCAGTGTCCTCGAACCAGCTTACTATTCTTTCATTCAAGATGTAGAAACTAAACTCTTTTTTGTTGAACTCTTGGCCTAATATTTCAAAATCTGGATCTGACATCGCTTCTAACACTTTTACTGCTCCAATTCCACTAATGGTTCTATTACTGTACCTGTTGTAGTCTTCACTAATTCTAGCTATTTGAGTATTTTCAAACCAAATGTTGATCCCAGTGCAGGCGCTGCAACTATTATCTAATGTTATTGTGCAATCTTTGTAGTTTCCAAAAGAATATGTTTTGTTTTCTTTGTTCATGTCCATTATTCTAGCGAAAGTTGCTAAAATTCTTATTCTCCAAGCTACAGACTTGTCAATCGGGATTTGTTCATCGTTGTCTCTACCTACACAACTTTCCTTTATTGCGGCGATTATTCCATCACCTTTGTCCGTTAGTAGTTTAGGTCCCGTCAGTCGAATTCCGTTGTATGTGAGAGTCACTTTCTGCCACATGTAAGTTAGTTCCAAGCTCAATGTGTTGTTTGTTCTATCAACAACTTTACCTGCGACGCCTTTGATATACGTGTTGCATATTTTTATAAACATTGTCAAATTGAATTGTTCACTATTAAATTCTTTTTCACTGTGTCCGTTGTCTACTGCTCTTATTGCATCATTCAAAGCGTCATCCATGTCAAAAGTTTTGTTTTCAGTTTGTTGCACTTCATTTAAGTTGGCTTCCAAATCTAGCATTCCGTTTGCGTATACATTTACCAATTTTTCTGCCATTTCTGTCGCTATTTCTTGTCTTCGTGGTGAAAACGCTCCCAACAAAGCTTTTCTTGGGCTGGTGCCT